TACGCCCCCGATTCCCGGCAATAACGCCGACCACCACGGCGCAGATGAGCCATCCAATGAAAATCTCCATACACCCTCCTTCCAGGATAGGGCATGCTACCTGATCGGCCCTATGCCATGCGCTCTCGGTCTTCACCTCCTGCCCGACCAATCAGCGATGACTTGCCAGCGCCTCGTGCACGGCATCAGGCCGGATTGCGGCGACACGCAGCAGCGCTTTCGCCGCACCAGATGGTTCACGGCGTCCTTGTTCCCAATCCTGTAAAGTCCGAGCGGAAACGCCCAGCATCCCGGCAAACTGCGACTGGGACAGTCCTAGCCTCTGCCTAGCCTCGGCTGCCGTGGTGATCTTCACCACGTTGACCTTGCCAACGTTGCTCGCTTTCACGTCGCGAATGGACTGGAGCAATTCAGCCCCAATGTCCCGCTTCGCGTCTCGCGTCTCCAGCTCTCGCTCATTCATTGCCACGGCCAAACTCCTCAGCGACTTGGCGCAGTATGTGCGCCGGGATGTTTTCTACGGCACCCTTGCCATAGATCACCAGCGCCACTACGACGCCGCTTGCGAGTCGGGTGGTGTAAATAACGCGCACACCGCCTCGCTTGCCCTTGCCTCCAGCGCCCCATCGGATCTTGCGGCAACCACCAGAGCCAGGGACAACGTCTCCAGCCTCCGGGTTGCCTGCGATGTAGGCCACGAATTCACCATGTTCGTCGTCTGACCAGTAATCCGGCCAAAACTTTGTGAACAGCGGAGACTCGATGACCGTGAGCAATTGCATGGCCCGATTATACGGCAATGCCGTATGGAAAGCTACTATTTCTCCTTCTTCGGCGCAAACTCATGCATGGTGGCGATGGCCTCAGCCTCCATCACCGCGAGCGCGTCATGCAAATCGTTCCATGCCTCGCTCTCCAGGCCTAGCCGGTCCATCATCGGATAGATGGCCTCCCATCGAAGGCCGTAGGGGACGGATCCCATTGGTGGCAACACCCACTTCGTGCCCACGCGCGAGAACAGCCCAAAGGCGGCTTCATTGTCTGGCCAGACCTCGACAATGGACGTCTCGTAGTCCTCCAGCTCGAAGCCTTCGGACTTGGCCTCCGACTCCGTGATCGGAGGCTCGTACCCAGGCGGCCGTGAAACATTGCGGCATCGTAGGTGCCGAGAATCGCCTGGATCGCGCCGGGGAGAACGTCTTCCAGGGCCAGGAGGTTGTCAGCAGTGAAAGCGTCCTCCAACTGCCAGCCGGAGACGCCCTTGGTCACGAGCGCTGCAGCTTCCTTCATGCGGTCGCCCACCATCTGCGAGAACGAGAACTCCGCGTCTTTCAGCGGCTTGTCGTTGTCGCGGAGGTCTTGCAGGTGCGCGTCACGCAGCGCGAGCCATTCGGACTTGCGCATGCCCTTCGCGCGCATCTGCAGTTCCACCGACGTGCCGTCCAGGCGCGGCACGTTCACGGGCATGTCGAATTCGGGGGCAATGCCGCTCAGGCTCTTGATGCTGGCGGCGGGGATGGACTTTTGCTTGTCTTGCTTGCTCATAGTGGTCTTTCGCAGGAAGTAGATGCCCGTGCGCACCCTGGCCGTCCCTGCGAAAGGAACGAACCAGGATGCGTCGGTGCTGGGATGCCCTTGCGGGCGGGGATGGGATCAGGCCGCGTAGCGGGTGCTGATGTTCTGGGCGTTGAACGTGCCCTTGACGGTCACGGCCTGGCCTTCGGTGAGGGTTTCTTCCTCATTGAATGACACCTTGGCTGGAATCAGCGACACGGCGCCGGTCTTGGCGCGGCGGCGCACCACCGTGTCGGCGTTGGTGTCAGACAGCGTTTTCAGAGCCGTATAGGCAGGCGTGCCGATCATGTCGGCGTCCATGTCGAACGTGCGCTGAACAGCGTTGAAACCATCGTTCAGCACGATTTCCACGTCCGATTCGATGAACTTCACGTTCACAGTCTTGGCGTCACCGCCAGAGCTGGAGTGGTTCATGGTGCGGTCGAGGTCCACCCAGGTGGAGACTTTGCGCGCCGAGCCAACGCCACCGCCAGGGGTGAACAGTTCTGTGTTGCTGGTGTCGATGCCCTCCAGCACAAAGGCGTCCGTGGTCTGGCTCTTCACGCGAGCCGCGCGGAAGTTCAGCCGGCCCCAACCGCTGTAGATCAGCAGGATGTCGCCGACGCTGTAGCCGTGAGCAGTGCTGGAGCACGATGCCTCGGCGGCGTTGGTGATTGCGGAGATGGTCTTCGCGGTTGCGAGGACGGTAGCGACGGAGTGAACCGTGCCATTCGGCGTTCTGGCCATAGTGGTGCCTTTCTTTCGGACGAAAAAAAACCGCCTTTCAGCGGTTGGTTGCGCCCTCATCGGGCATGAATTGCCCTTACGGGCGGGAAATAAAAAAGCCACCCGGAGGTGGCAACCACGAAAGAGCGGTGTGGTAATCAGTGGAGAGGAAGGCCCGGCTGCATCTCCGCGGCAAGGGATGCGCGCTCAGCCCTGATGCCAGGCAAATCTTTCTTCCGGTCCAGCATCAGATGAGACCCAATGGAAGCTTTGGCCGCCGATGTCGCATCGCGGGTTTCCAGCGCGAGGCGTCGGTTCCACAAGGTGAAGGCCATGCGCTCAAGCTGTTCTGTCAAGCTGTCGAAAGCGGCAATGAAGCGCTCTTGCCATTCCTCGGCGCCGCGCAACTTGGTCGCCATGGCGATAAATCCGTTCTTGGTCATCAGGATTTCGGGCCGAGGCTCGCCCTTGGCGTCGAGATATTCAACCACCTGAAAATTCAGGGCGATGAAATCTTGAGAGTGGCGCCCCACGATTCGCGATTGATACAACTGCAGGATGTTGTCGTGACGCTTGTTGAAGCGCCGCGCCATCTTGCGACTGGAAGTCATCGGCTTCCCATCGTTAAGCGATACCAGTTCAGTGATTTCTTGCATACATGCTCTTTCATGGTTCAGAAACGAAAAAACCGCCTCAAGGGCGGTTTGCGGGGCCGGTCTTGCGCCGGTTAGGTCGCGATGAACGCGATCCAGGGGACTGACACGGGAACATGCCAACGGTTGCCATCAGGCATCCCGCCGCCGATCTTGGGCGTGTCGTTGATCTCCACCCGCACAGTGCCTTCGGTCAGGTACAGCACGGGCTTGAAGTGGTCGCGGATGGCCTGCGCCCGGGTCATCGCAGGCACCCGGCCGGCGTCCAGCGGATAGAACAGCGAGACCTGGAAGATGCCGCGCTCCTGGACCATGCTGCGCTCCAGGTCCATGTCCAACGGCGTGTTGAGCAGGTGGTGCAGACGCTGGTACGGCACGCCATCCACTGGGCCGAATGCCTTGTTCTCCACTGCAGTAGCGATGGCGGGCGCCATGGACAACAGGCGCTTTTCCAGCGCGGTTTGGATGAGGGCGATGCTCACTTGATGCTCTCCACGGCCTTTCTCACGGCGTCGCTGTAGGCTTGAACAGTAAGACGAACCATCCCGGAGGGCGCTTGCTGTGACCAGCCGTTTTCAAGGCGGCGGGCATACGGGAGGCTTTGCGTAAGCCAAATCGTTTGCCCTGGCCGCCACCCCTCCAAAGCCACAGCGGTGCGCCCCAATGCGCCCTGCCCGCTTTTGTCTGGCGGCTGACTGGTATCGGTGTTGATGCCCCCGATCCCGCAGGCCCAGTTGCCCTTGAAACGGCCGGTATCGACGGGGCTCTTCTCGATCATCCCGCTTTGCAGCTCCAGCGCGGCGCGGCGCACCACCAGGGCGGCCTTGTCGCCAGCGCGCTCGCAGAGCTTGTTGAGGTTCTCGGCAAAGCCCATGCTCACCTCCGGACGATCATTGTCACCAGCACCGAAGTACCGGCCGGGGCGAGGTTCTCCACACGCATGATGGTGTAGGTCTTGCCCGCCCAGGCGAGCCTTTGCGTGGGCTCGGGGATGGTCAGTCCCACGGCGGACAGGTAGGCCTGCTCGTCAGTCGCCAGCACAGTGGTCCCATCCACCAGTTTCTGATCCACAGGGAACACTACTGCAGTCACGTCCTGCGTCACCGTAGTGGTCACGTAGTCGCCGGTCTCAGGGTCGTACTCGCCGCCCTGCTCAGTGCGCGTGACCTGGCCAGGGGCGCCAAACTCGCGCAGGATCTCTTCGACCGTAGCGGCCATGTCGGCGTAGAAGGTCATGCCGATTCCGCCTTTCTGTCAGGCTCCGGCTTCCAGGTGATGCGCCGCGCCTTCAGCGTACGCCTGCCCTTGGCCAGGGCCTTAATCAGGCGGTGCCGGCCATCAGCGATGTCGCCATTCCAGTCCAGCAAGATAGGGCAGGTCAGGTCTGCGTCCATGCACTTTCGAACATGGACAGCGAGGTCCAGAATCGTCGCGCCCTGCCAAATCACATCGCCAACAACCAGCGCAGCCACGGGCACCTCGAACACCGGCAGATCCTTGGAGTCATCCACAAGGCGGGCTACGGAGTAGTGATGGCCTTCGCGGTCACAGTACCAGTCCTGCAGCGGCTCAGGCTTGCGGAACGTGACTTTGGGCGGCTTGCTCACGCGTCCACCGTCAATGCCACAGGTGGCATGGTGTTGCCCACCACCCACAACGCCAGAGGCTTCCCGGCATTCAAGGAAGCCAGTTCCTCAGCGGTCGGCATCCAATAGCTGACCACGGCGGGCACGCCATCGCACTCAGTCCGGGTGATGGGCAGTGCGCCGCACGGCAGTTCGTTCTGATCCCACCCTTTGGGCGCACCGAGAACAGCGTTATTGGTCGGATGCTGGTGTCGATTCATCTCACGCCCTCACAAGTCGCACCATGCCCGCCATGCCATCGGTCAGGCCGCGAAGCAGGTCATCGAGGATGGCGAAGCGGGTCTGCCCGCCATTCCGCACGTTCGTGTCGTACGCGACGGTGATCGGTCCCACGGTCTTCTCAGTCACCACCGCGGCGGATACATCGGCACTTAGTGCCCCCGACAGCGCACGCAAGGCGGCCTCGCAGCACGCGGCCTTGACGTTCTTGTGCACGGGATCCAGGTACTCGGGCAGGATGCTGTAGCGCGTCAGCAGGTACTGCGTGGCGCGGCGAAGGGCCGCTTCCCTCGCCTCGTCCGCGTCAGTCCAGCCAGCGTGCCCCATGTCGGCGCAGTACGCATTGGCATCCGCCAAGCTCACCAGGCTGTCGTAGCCTTCTGCGGGGGCGACGATCAGGGCCATATTCAGGCCTTCGCGGGGCGGCCGCGCTTCTTGGCTTCGACCAGAACTTCGGGCTTGGTGATACTCAGCGCCCGCAGTTCGTCCGTGGGCCAGGATTCATCGAACTCAACGCCCTTGGCCTGCAGCTCGGCGATCAGGATAGCGCGCTGCTGGGCCTCGGGGAGCTTGCCGTCTGCCGAATCCAGCAACACATGAATTGCCGGGTCGAAGTCTTCCTTGTTCACCAGCACGTATTCGCCCTGGCCTTCGCCCCAAGGCTTCACTTTGATCGTTTCCATGTCAGTCCTTTCAAGGCATGCCGGGGCCGAAGCCCCGGCGAAACATCAGCCCAACAGCAGGCCGATGTGTTCCTTCTTGATGGCGGCGCAGCCCCAGGCCAGTGCGATTTCGTATTGCATCTGGCGATACTGGGCGTACATCGAGACCTCGAAGGACAGGCCCGTGAGGGGGTCGGTGATGACCATGCGGTCCACCGCCGAGTCGCCCTGAGCAGGCAGCGCTGGGGCGCGGGTTGCCAAGGCGATGGCCGAGCGGGCAAAGAACATGTTGCGCGCGCTGGCAGCAGACACGGTGATGTTCGTCGCGGCGGCTGGGATCGCTTTCATCAGGCCGGGAGCCTGAATCGTGATCGAACCACCGTTGGACACATCGGCATCACCGGTCACCACCACGTACTTGTTCGGGTCGCCCGCGAAGCTGATCACGTCGCCAGCCAGGATCGTGCCCGTACCGGCCGAAGCCAGGGTGATGGTGGTGGCGCCCACGGCATAGCCCGCCGCGTTCGTGGTGGCCGATGCACCGGTGCCAGCAGTGAAGCTCTTGACCTGGGCCGACTGGCGCAGCGCGAGGTTTTGCAGGCGGTCGGTAATGCCGTTGCGCAGCATGTCTTCGCGACCGGACTCGTTCACCTTGAACAGCACGGACTGCTTACCGCGCAGGTTCGCCATAGCCGCGGTGCCCAGCACGAGCTGGAAGTCCAGGCCCTGCGCCCCGTTTTCTTCGAGGATGCGCAGCGCACCGGCCGAATCGCTCAAGTCGGCGGCAGTGCCGAACGGAGCAGTGCCGGGCGTGCCGTAGGCGCGGGAGGCGTTGATGTGCAGCGAAGCCAGATCGGATTCCACTTCGTTGACCAGCGTCCGCATGCCCTGCTGGAATTGGTTGGACAGGATAGCGTTGTAGCTGGCGCCGTTGTTGTCCAGGC